TCTGGAGAATAAATTCGAAGATTTCAATGAAGAAGAAACATTTATTGAAACTATTACTAGAGTATGGCTTGACGTACTTACTACCGGCAATGGTTATATGGAGATCGGTAGAACTAATTCTGGCGAGATCGGTTATATTGGACATATCCCATCAACTTTGATGAGAATTCGTCGTCATCGTGATGGCTATGTTCAAATAGCTAAGAGCAACAAGATTCAAGCTGTGTTCTTTAGAAACTTTCAGGATACAGAGACGGAAGATCCGATTAATTCAGATCCAAATCCAAACGAAGTAATTCATTTTAAAACATACTCACCAAACAATACATACTATGGTATTCCATCAAGTGTTTCCGCTGCTGCGGCTATTGTTGGTGATAAGTTTGCTAAAGAGTATAATATTGATTACTTTGAAAACAAGGCTATTCCACGCTATGCAATTATTGTTAAGGGTGCAAAGCTTAGCAATCGTTCAAAGCAGGAATTGGTCAACTATTTCCGTCAAGAGGTAAAAGGTAGAAATCATGGAACACTTATTGTTCCTCTTCCAGCGTCTCTTGGTGGTGATACCGATATCAAGTTTGAAAAACTTGAGGCAGGTATTCAAGATGCATCATTTGACAAGTACCGCAAGTCAAACCGGGATGAGATTCTTGTTGCTAATAGGGTTCCCGCCCCGAAGGTAGGTGTTTATGATAATGCTAACCTTGCGGTTTCTAGAGATGCTGACAAGACGTTCAAGACTCAGGTTATTGGTCCGGATCAATCTGTTATTGAGAAGAAACTTAACCGACTTGTTGCTGAGTTCACAGATTTGGTTTCTATCAAGTTTGAACGTATTGATTTGGTCGATGAGGATATTCAGTCTAGGATTCATGACAGGTATTTGCGTACCGAGGTTATTACGCCGAATGAAGTCCGTAGTGATTTGAATATGCCGGAAAGGATTGATGGCGATGTTCCTTTGCCTTTCCCAACAAAACTTAAGAAGGAGCAGGGTGGTGGTGGACCCGGTGCTCCTGCTGGCAATCAAAACAATCAGTCTGCTGTTCCACGGAAGGCTAGGTCTGATACGCCAGAAGGGTCTACTGACCCAAGAACTACTGGTGACCAAGCTGAGCGAGGTCAAAATCAAGATACAGGAGGAGATACATAATGAGTGAAGGACATATTGTCTATTCGAACACAAACTTGAGTGATACTGATGGTGAGCAAACTATTAGTCACCACACGTATGCGATTTTTATGGTTAATCGTGATACTAATGATTGGGTAGAAGTTAAATTGAACGGAAAGCATTCTGTTGTGCTGCCAGACTCACAAGGTCATGTTCATAATTACCTAGAAGTTTACGGTGACTATAACACTATTGAAGTTGTGACTGCTGGCGCAAGTATCGGCGTATTCGCTATAGGCTGATTGCTGGTATAATTTTATAGAGGTATGTGAATGGCTGGCGAAAGAAATATTTCTATTTATCAAGGTGATACTTATGTTCACAATGTTACCATGCAAGATAGCAGCGGCGACCCTATTGATATTTCGGGCAGGTCGTACACTGGTCAAATGAGAAAATCTCCGGGGGCTTCAAGTGTTGCTGCTACTTTTACTACAGCAATTACAAACGGTGCTCTTGGTGAGGTGCAATTTATTCTTAGCGCAAACTTAACATCTAACATTGCTGCTGGAGTATACTACTATGATTTTCAAGAAACAAATGGTAGTATTGTTCTTACATTGATGGCTGGAACAGCAACTGTTGTTCCTCAGGTAACAATATGAGCGCACAGACAACTACGATAACAATTAGCCCAGAAGACGCTACTACTTTGAGCGTTACTGCTAATACTAGTACAGTCATCACATATAGCAATATTGAAACAACGATTCTGACTGCTGCTCCTGCGACTATCGGATTGGGGGTGCAATTTTCGGATGATTCCCCACTAGAGTTGGCAAACACAGGTGTTGCTGGCGTTAGTACTTTAGCTTCCAGATCAGATCATCGACATCCTTCTACGGGGATGTTTTTAAATGGAGGTAATTTCTAATGTCGAATACAATTCGAATTAAAAGAAGGGCTACTGGTTTAAGTGGAGCGCCTTCTTCACTAAAAAATGCTGAACTGGCATTTAACGAGGTCGATGATGTCCTTTATTATGGTACTGGTACTGATGTCAATGGTGACGCTAACACTATCATTTCAATTGGTGGTTCAGGTGCTTTTGTTGGTCTTGCTGGTACGCAGACCATTTCTGGTGCAAAAACTTTTACGGGCACTGTTGCTCTAGGTTCTTCTGCTACTGCTTCAACAAAGTCTCAGGGTGATGGTTCAACGTCTGTCGCTACGACTTCTTATGTTGATACTGCTATTGGTGCTGTTGCAACCAGTTTTGATATTGCAGGTGATTCTGGCACTGCCCAGACTGTAACTTCTGGTACGGATACTGTCACTATTGCTGGTGGTACTGCTATTTCTACGGTTGCTGGTGCTACCGATACTATTACTGTTAGCCTTGATGATACTGCTGTCACTGATGGCGATTACGGTTCCGCCTCCACCGTAGCCACTTTTACGGTTGATGGTCAGGGTCGTTTAACTGCTGCTTCAAATGCAGCAATTCAAATTGCAACTACTCAAGTTACTGGTATTGAAGAGTATATTGAAGATACTGCTGCTGCAATTCTTACTGGTGCAACTCATTCTGGTATTGCTGCTACTTATGATGATACGGCAGGCACTGTTGCCCTTAATGTTGATGATTTCACTGTCACTCTTGCTGGTGATTTGAGTGGTAGCGCAACTATTACAAATCTTGCTGATGCCACTTTGACTGCAACTATTGTTGCTAACTCTGTTGCTCTTGGTACTGATACTACCGGCAACTATATGGCTGATGTTTCTGCCGGTACTGGTATTAGCATTACTCATACTCCGGGTGAAGGCTCTACTGCTACAATTACAAACTCCGGTGTAACGCAACTTGCTGGTACGACTGGCGAAATTGAAGTTAGCGGTTCAACTGGTAGCATTACAATTGGTCTTCCTAATGATGTAACTATCGGCAATGACCTTACGGTTACTGGTGACCTTGTTGTTAATGGAACAACTACGACGGTTAACTCAACGACTGTGACGGTTGATGATAAGAACTTGGAACTTGGTTCAATCGCTTCGCCAGATGATACAACTGCTGACGGTGGCGGTATCACTCTTAAGGGTGCTACTGACAAGACAATTAACTGGGTTAATGCAACTGATGCTTGGACTCTTTCTGAGCATTTGGATATTGCTTCAGGTAAGGAGTACTACATCAATGGTACAAGTGTGCTTAATGCAAGCACTCTTGGTACTGGTATTACGACATCAAGTTTGACGACTGTTGGCACGATTGGTACTGGTGTTTGGCAGGGTACTGCTGTCGCTGTTGCTTACGGTGGTACTGGTGCTGCTACTGCTGCCGATGCTCGTACAAATCTCGGTGTTGCTATTGGTTCTGATGTTCAAGCCTATGATGTTGAGCTTGCCGCTATTGCTGGTTTGACTTCTGCTGCTGACCGTTTGCCTTACTTTACTGGTAGCGGTACGGCTGCTCTTGCGACTTTCACTCCTTTTGGTCGCTCACTTGTTGATGATATTGATGCTTCAACCGCACGCACTACTCTTGGACTTGGTACAATGGCTATACAGGCTGCGAGCAGCGTCAATATTACGGGTGGTTCAATTGATGGGATCACTCTTGACGGAGGAACATTCTAAGGAGGGGTAAGTGGCTAACACTATAAAACTGAAAAATTCAGGGACCTCCACGAACGTCCCGTCATCGTTAGAGTATGGGGAGATTGCCATCAATTATGCTGATGGTAAACTCTTCTATAAGGACTCCAATGCTTCTATTGTTCACATCAACAATATAAGTGTTTCTGATGCTGCACCTTCAAGCCCGCAAGAGGGCGATATGTGGTTTGAGTCTGATACTACTGACTTTCATGTTTATTATGATGGTGTTTGGGTCGATGTTGGTGGTTCTTCTGTAGCCAACATTTCTGTTGGTTCTAATCCGCCTTCTGCGGATCTTGTTAATGGCGACTTGTGGTTTGATTCCGATACTGCTAAGACTTACATTTATTATAATGATGGTACAAGTTATCAGTGGATTGAGATTGGTGCGGTTAGTGCTGCTGCATCTGGTACTGACGGGTCTGTACAGTTTTCAACAGGCGGAACATTTGATAGCAGTGCGAACCTTGTCTGGGATGACGCTAACTCACAGTTAGAGATTGCCGGAAATGTTCAAACATCGTCCCCGATCTATCTCAACGGGCAGACGGTAACAGCAAACTTCACCGTCCCCACAGGGTATAATGGAATGTCAGCGGGTCCGGTCACTGTTGCTAATGGTGTGACGGTTACGGTTACGTCGGGTTGTGAATGGAGTGTTGTCTGATGTCTGTTATCAAGTTTGGTGCGTGGCAGGATTTGTCAGGTAATGAGGTTGCTAATTCTTCTGAGCCTATTGGTGATGTCGGTTTGGTGCTTATCAAGTCACAGACGATTGGTGCAGCCGTGTCCTCGGTGACCGTCAGCGATGCGTTCTCAGCAACATATGACAACTACCGTATATTGGTTCAGGTAGATAGCGCATCAAATGATGCGCGTTTCGATATTTCTTTAGGAAGTACTACGACGGGCTATTACGGTGGTCATTATGGTTACCGTTACAGCGGCAGTGTGTACACAAGTGGTGTTGCAGATGGTTCCGCATCAAGTGTGGGAGCGTGCGGTGCTGGGTACGGAGGTTTTTCTAATATAGATATTTCTCGCCCATACCAGTCTGACCAAACGTCATGGAACGGAAACTTTACATACATCAGAATTTCTTCAAACAACGGTGCCTTTGGGTACTTCGGCGGGATGGTTGATAATACAACGTCCTACACTTCATTCACGCTTACTCCGTCTGGTGCAACATGGACTGGTGGGACAATCCGTGTCTACGGGTACAGGAACTAAAGAGGTGATGATATGTCAACAATGAAATACACAGCATGGCAAGATTTAGATGGTAACGAGATTGCTAATGCGGCATACCCTCCGGGTCTAGTGTTTATCAAGTCACAGGAGGTTGGTACAGCCGTTTCATCGGTAACCGTCACCGATGCGTTTTCATCAACGTTTGACAATTACAAAATTGTGTATCATGGCGGTTCGGGTTCGGGTTTCGGCAGTTTGCTGATGACCTTAGGAAGCACAACCACAGATTATTATTGGGGCAGATATTATGTTTACTACAGCGGTGGAAGCATTAATTCTTCGGGCGGTAGTGCAGATTCTTCATGGTCTGTTGGAACAATTCAAGATAACCCAAACTTGACAATGGTAAGCGTTGACCTGTTTGGCCCTTATTTATCTGTCAGCACCATGATGCAGTTGAACGTCAGGCTTTCAGGTCTAAGCGGTGCGGCTGGTGGTGGTGGCGGGTTCCTTAACAGCACAACCTCTTACACCTCGTTCACTTTGACGGCATCAGCGAACACGATGACAGGTGGAACGATCAGAGTCTACGGATATAGGAATTAAGGAGGAAAAATGGCTACATGGACAAGAGAAGAACTAGAAGAACTACACCCAGAAGGTAGTGTCAATGTTCAGATTGATGACAATGTTCGCCCCATGACCCACGCAGAGTGGGACGCTTGGGTTGAGCAACAAGTCGGCGTAGAAAAGATGGAGGAATTGTGACCTCTGTTGTTCGTTTTGAAGAGTGGCAGGAACCTACTGGTACTACTGCGGCTACTACTGATTCTTCGGGTAATGTCACATTCGATAATGATGTGACAGTTACGGGGACGATTACGTCCACTGGCAACCCTCAGGGTTTGACGTTTATCAAATCCGTCACTATTGGTAGCGGTGTAACATCAGTAACCGTCACCGATGCATTCTCAGCGACTTTTGAGAACTACAAAGTGCTGACCAACATTGAAAATGCGTCAGCAAACAACGATGTGTATTTCAGGCTGGGCGGTGTCTCAACAAACACTTATGACAGGACACGCCAACTGTTGTTTGTGGCATCCTCAACACCAGGCTACGGTGCCGAAACAGCACAAACTGCTGGGTGGTGGGGTGTGAACAGAACGGGCGAGGGAAGCGACACAACTACAGAAATCTTTCGACCGTACATCGCTAAACCGACGACGGTGAAGAGCGAAGCGTTCTACAAGGACATCGCAGGGCAAATGCAGTTCAGACTGCACGCAAGCATTCAACGAGGCGATCTTTCGCATACGAGCCTCACGTTGCTTGTTTCGAGTGGAACAATGTCGGGTGGAACGATTCGGGTGTACGGATACAACAACGGGTGATAACAGAGGCTAACTGATGTATAATAATAGAGGTGATTTGTAATGGCTATTAATTTTCCTTCCAGTCCAAATGTGAATGACACCTATCAGGTTAATGGTCGCTATTATCTTTGGAATGGTAGCAAATGGAGAAGGCAGAGAGCTAGAGTTGAGTCGGCTCCGCTGAGCCTGTCGGTTTCTCAGGATTTTAGTGCTGGTGGTTCTGCTTTGCATGTTGACTCTGCAAATGAGTCGGTTGGTATTGGTACTGCTTCCCCTAATGCTTCTGAGGCTTTGACTGTTGGTGGTGATACTAGTATTACTGGTAACTTGTCGGTTTCTGGTGCTATTACTGTTCCTACCCAGATTGCTTCTACTAATGATACTAAGGTTGCTACTACTGAGTATGTGACTACTGCTATTTCTAATCTTATTGGTGGTGCTCCTGCTGCTTTGGATACGTTGAATGAACTTGCGGCGGCTTTGGATGATGATGCTAGTTATGCTACTACTATTACTAATGCTTTAGCGCTGAAGTTGGATAGTTCTTCTTATACCGCTGCGGATGTTTTAGCTAAGATTCTTACTGTTGATGGCGATTCATCTGGTCTTGACGCTGACACTCTTGATGGTAGCCATGCTTCTGCGTTTGCTGCGTCTTCGCATACACACTCTTATGCCGATTCTAGTCATACTCATTCGTATGCAAGTACTTCTCATACTCATTCGTATGCAAGCACTTCTCATACTCATTCGTATGCGGCTGTAAATGGAAGTTATGGCACAGACTTTTACGCTAACCAATCATTTGCTGATAACTGGTTTAGACCTACAGGTACAACTGGTCTATATTTTCAAAGTTATGCTGGCGGCTGGTATATGCAGGATACCACTTGGGTCAGAATTTATAACGGCAAATATTTGTACACAAATGGTGGTCGTTTTGCGGCGTATAGAAATGCTCAAGAAGCTGATTGGGAGAATTCGGTTATTCGTGGTGAATCAGGCGCAAGCTATTCTGGTTACTCGTTCCGTTGTGCAAATAGCGATACGCACACGGGGCAGTTCCGTCCCGCATCTAACAGGTGGTATGTACGTAATCACAATGATGGTTCGGCTTGGTCGCTCCATGCCTATATCATCAATCCTTCTTCTAGAAGGCATAAGCAGGATATTGAAACGTGGGGTGTTGCAAAGTCTTTGTCGTCTGGAGTTAATGCAACGTATGACACGACGGCGACCAATATTATGAAACAGATGCGTCCTGTTTTTTATCGCTTGAATAAAAAAGACAGGCTGCCTAGGGATATTCCTGATGAGCGCAGAGCAAAAGCTTTGAAGCGCTTGAACAGATACAGAATTGCATCTGGTTTAGGTGTGTTTGATAGCGACGAGGTAATTCATGAATGTGGCCGAGACTGTGATGGCTCTCTAGAATCGCCTTGTCTGTTGTATAAAGATTGGGAAGGCGGAACATTGGGTTTCATTGCTGAAGAGATTGCTGAACTTGTGCCAGAAGCTTGTTATTTTGATGTCAAGCCAGACTCTGCATTTCAAGGTGAGATAGATGGACTTGATCCAATAGCGCTTACAGCAGTTTTGGCTAAGTCATTGCAAGAAATTGAAGCTCGCTTGAGTGCTTTGGAGTCGTCATGAGTGTAGAGGTGACGACTGCTGTTCTTGATGCACGGTACAACCGTGAGCCAGATAAGAATGGTCTGACAAATGTTGTAACACATATCGCTGTAATTGTTACGGCAACAAATACTGAAACTGGTCAAACAGAGTCGCAGGCGATGGAGGTTCCTTTGAAGTGGGCGCGCCCTAGTTCGTTTAGCGGTATTGCTGATGTGACTGTTGAGATGTTACAGGAGTGGGCAGAAGCCAGGATCGCTGAAGATGTGCAACTGAATGATTATCATACAAGATTGGTGAAAGATTTGACTAAAGCAGTAAAGAGTCGTCGTGTTGAAACGTCGTCAATGTTTGGGTTTATGGATAGAGCATGATTACTGAACGTGTTATAGTATGTGTGAATGATGTTTTGGGTAGAGCTGATGTGTCTGTAACAATGACGGTTGCTGATCTTGGTGCGGATGATCTTGACATCATGGAGATTGATCTCGCTTTGGAAGAAGAGTTTGGTATTGAGTTGGATGATGCTTCCTTTTTGCAGGTGCAGTCGGTGGCTGATATGATTGCTATGGTGGAGGCTGTTCTGTAATGCCTATTAATTTCCCTGATTCCCCTTCAGTTAATGACACCCATACAGTTGGTGATAAGACATGGACTTGGGATGGTACTTCTTGGAATGTTGTTACCGCAGCTTCTGGTGATCACGGTAATCTTGGGGGGTTGAGTGATGATGATCATACTCAATATTTGCGGGTTGATGGTTCTCGTTCTGCTGATAGTTTAACTATTAGTGATGATCTCACTGTTGACACAGATACGTTGCATGTTGACTCAACGAATGATCGTGTCGGTATCGGTACAACAACACCTGATCGTACTCTGCATGTGTATGGGGCGACGCAACTAAGTAGTAGTACGGGTGGGGGTCAGACGTATTTCCCGTTCACCGATGGTCGGTTTTATTACACTGCTGATCCTGAGACTGGTGGTACTGGCGATCATGTGTTTCGTCATTACAGCGGAGGCTCGTATGTAGAGCAGATGCGTATTTTAGAAAATGGCAATGTCGGTATCGGCACAACGACACCATCATCTGCTCTTGATGTCGCAGGCGCTATTTCTTCGTTGGGTTCTGCCATGCTCGGCGTTAGACAGGTACTAGCGTCACACAAGACTGGTTATTCGGTAACTGGTACAACTGAGATTGATACAGGTTTATCTGTGACGATTACACCTAAATCTACGTCTAGTAAGATATTGATTTTTTGGACGCATGGTTATTATCTTAGTGGTAATTGCAATCTGAACAGCAGGTTGAAGCGTGGTACAACTGAGTTACAGTTGAACTACGCAGGTGACTGGGGGTCTGCGGGCAACGGCACAGCGAACAACTACTATCTGGATACCCCTAACACCACTTCTGCTGTGACCTACAAAACGACTATGCAAAGCAGCAATACTACAGGGGTATACGTTAGTAACTCTGGACAATCCAGTTACTTGTTGGTTGTGGAGATTTTGTGATGAATGTTTGGACAGAACAAGAACTAAAAGAAATGTTTCCTATTGAGTCTGTGCTTGTTGACGGTGACGACGAGAATCCCAGTGTCAACATGTCTTCCGAAAACTGGGAGGCTTGGATTCAGGCTCTCGTAGGAACTCCTAAGCCGCCCGCATAGAAGCGTTAGAGTCCGCATAAAATCGTATCTTTTAAATAAAACTGTGGTACTATTATACTACTATGGAAGATTTAAACCTTACTTTTCCCATTGATATGGTCAAGCGGGAAGAGCGTATTGTGGTCGGTATTGCTACCGCTGACAATATTGATAAGGCTGGAGATCTTATTGAGTTCGAAGCTTCTGTTGAAGCGTTTAAAAATTGGACTGGTAACATCCGTGAGATGCATGCCCCAATTGCTGTTGGAAAAGCCATCAACTATAGGCCGGTTAAGGTGAAAGGTGCTGATGGTGTTGAGTACAACGCTATGCAGGTGGAGGCTTATATTTCTAAGGGTGCTCAGGATACGTGGGAAAAAGTTCTTGATGGGACTTTGCGTTCTTTCTCTGTTGGAGGAAAGATTCTTGATAAGCAGATTGATGCTGAGAAGATGTTCAGAGGTAAGCCGGTTAATCTTATTAAGAAATATGAACTTGGTGAGTTGAGTCTGGTAGATAACCCGGCTAATCCTGCTGCGGTTATTGATATTGTAAAATTTGATACGCCAGATCAACTTGACTATATTCTTAAAATTGATTGTAATGATATTAATCTAACTATTCCTAAGTCTGTTCAGAGAATGGCTCAGGTCGGGTTGGATCAAAGAAAAGAGCACGGTCGTGGAGGAACAAGTGTTGGTATGGGGTCTGCTCGCAGACTTGCCCGTGGCGGTACTGTTTCTCCTGAGTTCGTTAGAAAGGTTGCACGTTATTTCCCAAGGCATGCTGTTGACTTAAGAGCAACAGGTGCCGATCCGGGTGATAAGGGCTATCCGTCTAATGGAAGGATTGCTTGGAACCTTTGGGGTGGTACTCCGGGTTGGGTCTGGGCAAGATCAAAAGTTCGTCAGTTGGATAATTGCACACGCAAGTTTGATGATGAGATGGATTTAGAAAAAGAAATTGCATGTTCGTGCGGATGCGGTACGTGTAATGATGATATTATTAAGGAGTTCACCAATATGGAAGATATTTTGGAACAAGTTCTTAATGAGGAAGGCACAACTTTGGAAGACGTTGAGAAGTCTTTGCGTAATGATGAAAATTATGCTAAGGTATCAGAGATGGATACATCTGCCGAAGAAAAACTTTCTTTGTTAAAGCGTTTCGTCAACTGGCTAACAGTTGAGGAAGAGGCAGATGTACAAAAGTCTGTCGAAATTGAAGAAGCTTCAACTGAATCTGAGGTTGAGGCGGATACAGATCAAATGGAGGATCAAATGGATATTGATATCTTGAAAGATGCTCTTGGTTCGGTCATTGATCAGAAGTTCACTGACTTCGCCGCTTCGTTTAAGGAAGAGGTTGAGGCTTCAATGGACGCTAAGATCGAAGAAGTTACCAAGAGCGCAGATGCACAGCGTGAGGAACTAGAGCAGAAGCTTGCTTCAGCCGAGGCTTCACTTGCTGAGCAAACTGAGAAAGTAGAGGCATTCGCCGCTGCTGGTGCAGTTAAGAAAAGCGTCGATCCAGACGGCGATGAAGATGAGGGCGACGAGGACACAATCCGCAAGTCAGCCCCTTCTTTCTGGAACAATGTATATCTGCCACAAGAGCTAGTCAAGGCTCTGGGCTATGAGTCGTGATTAGGAGGAATATATAAAATGGCAACTCAAGAAGAAATTCTAGCAAAGGCTAACGAAGTCACCACTTCTGTTGTGGGTGGCGCTTCGGGCGGTCTTCTCAATGCTGAACAGTCGAATCGTTTCCTCGATTTTGTGGTCGATCAGTCTGTTCTTATGCAAAACAGCCGTGTTGTCCGTATGCGTGCATCAAGCATGGATATTGACAAGTTGTCGGTTGGAACACGCATTATGCGTAAGGCTACGGAGGCAACCGATGACGGTTCCAACGCAGCAGTTACCTTCTCGAAGGTTTCACTTTCCAGCGTCAAGCTTCGTCTTGACTGGGAAATCTCAACTGAGTCCCTTGAGGACAACATTGAGGGTGCTTCCCTTGAGGATCATCTCGCTCAGGTTATGGCTCGCCAGACCGCTAACGACCTTGATGACCTTCTTATCAATGGTAACACCTCGTCAAGCAACACGCTTCTCAAGGCCCTTGACGGCTTTGTGAAACTTGCTCTCGCTTCCGGTACAACGGTTGACGAGGCTGGTGACAATGTTTCACGTTCAGTTTTTGATCGTGTTCTTCGTAACCTTCCTAGCAAGTACCTCCAGCGTCGTAACGAACTTAAGTTCTTCACTGGTCCGGGCGTTGTTCAGGACGCAATCTACTCGCTTCAGAACCCGAATTCGGCTACTGAGGCAACTGCTGGTGCTCCAAGCCCCGGTTCAACGACTGGCGATCTCGCCTTCTTGAATGGCGCAATGCGTGCAAATGGTGGCGCTGGTGCAACTGGCCTCGCACCTTTCGGTATCGGACTCACTGAAGTTCCGTTGATGCCGGAAGATGTTTCAGGTGACTACTCGGGTGCATCTGGTTCACACGGTTATGTGGAACTTACGTTCCCGAACAACCGCGTGGTTGGTCTCCATCGTGACATCACGGTGTACCGCCAGTTCCAGCCGAAGACTGACACGATTGAGTATACTCAGTTCATGCGTGTTGCTGCTAACATCGAAAATGCTGACAGCTACGTAATCGCTAAGAACGTCAAGCTTCGCAGCACCTGATAATTAAATCTTAGGACTGTTATAGTTGCATCCTAACGGATTGGGCGGGGGGAGAAATCCCCCGCCTTTTCTGTTTTATAATGATACTTATGATAGAATTGTTGGTATGAGTGATAATGTAGTAAAGTCGTCTGACCTTC